GAGGGAGACTATTGATGGAGTAAGGTACTATAAAGTTCCAGATGATGAAGAACTTCTCCGACTGGTCTCGATTACATCGGTGACCAGTCATTTTAATAAGGAGATCTTTATCAACTGGCGCAAAAAAGTTGGTGATGAAGAAGCGGATCGTATCACGAAGAAGGCAACAAGTCGTGGTACAGATATGCACACCTTGGTAGAACATCACCTCAAAAATGAGGAACTACCAAAGGTTCAACCAATGTCAGATTTCTTATTCAAAATCTCAAAAACAGACCTAAAACGTATAAATAATATTTACGCCTTAGAAGGTTCCCTATATAGTAAGCAACTGGGCATTGCAGGCACGGTTGACTGTATCGCTGAATATGACGGCGAGTTAGCAATAATCGATTTTAAGACTTCTAAAAAACCCAAACCACGAGAGTGGATCGAACACTATTTTGTACAGTGCATGGCATATGGTTGTATGCTGTACGAACTGACTGGCATATCAGTCAAAAAACTTGTAATTATCATGGCATGTGAAAATGGAGAATGCGTCGTCTATGAAGAACGAGACAAATCAAAGTACATCAAACTTCTCACACAATATATTAGAAAGTTTGTTAGAGATAAACTGGAACTCTATGGAACCCAATAAAGAACTAGAACAAGCAATAGAAAGTAAGTTTTTGACTCCTTCTAAATTTGCTCTGGAAATAGAAAAAATTGTAGCAGAAGAAAACTTCAACTACATTGATGCTATTTGCCACTATTGCGAAATCAATAATCTTGAGGTAGAATCTATCACGAAACTCGTTTCAAAACCTCTTAAAGAGAGATTGAAGTGGGATGCAACACGCCTCAACTTTATGAAGAGAACATCGAGAGCAAAACTTCCTCTATGACCGTGACTCCCTTTGAAACTTATCAACATTATTTGTCACTAAAGAATCACTTCACAAATCCAAAATACGATTTCTTCAAATACGGTGCGAGGACTCGTGCCAGTATGACTTCTTTCAATAAACGAAAGGATAAGTACTGGTTTGAAAAGACCTCGCGTAAGTATTCTGATAAAGAAGTCGTAGATTTTTTAGTATCTAATTTCACTGCCACCGACAACCCGCAAAACCTATGGATTGGCGAAATTATCAATTCTGGCGAAAGAAATTACTCCGAGTGGAGGAGACGCCAACAGAGTTTGACGTACTTGTTCAAAGAGCAAAGCAACGAATTGTTATCGGAGAACGAGTTAGAGAGTTTGTTCAAATGTACCAAGGGACACCCCCTGATACTCAAAAAGTTTCTAAGCGGGAGTATATCTCTAGAAACCTTCGTAATTTACGACAAAATATTCCATTTCTCAAAAAACTTTGATAAAAAGTTGGATGATCCAGTGTGGGAAACCGTAAGTTTGAAAATCAAAAAGTATAGTCCGTTCATAAATATTGACGTGTTTAATTACAAAAAAATTTTGAAGGAGATTATTTCTTATGGCACTTGAAAATAATGCAGTTCTTGCACAATTGAAAGAGCAGCGTCAAGCTGCAATTGACCAGTTTGAAACTATCAGAAATACTGTTATGCGTCTTAATGGTGCAATTGAAGTTCTGGAGCAAATCGAAGCTTCTAAAGAGGAGCAGTTGGTAGCAACCGAAAATGAGTGAATTCTTTGAGTCTGATATTATTCAAGACGAACTAAAAGAGATCAATAAACTTCAAGAGCAAATTTATGGGAGTATATTGAGTTTTGGTTCAATGTCTAATGAAACCAAATTAGAACACATTGAGAAACTCCAAACCTTGCTAGAAAAGCAAAGAGTGATGTATACTAGAGTATCTCTTTCAGACGATCCACAAGCGGTTGAGATGAAAGAGAACCTACGCAAGTCGGTTTCTTTGATGGGATTTCCCGCAGAAACCGATATGTCTGTTTTATTCAATAGTATGAGTCAAACAATCGAATCCCTCAAGCAATATCTTGACGACTGAGGGCATCCTTGCTATACTATCCGAGTAAATCCCCCGAATCCAATTAATCCGAGGTAATCCAAATGTCGTTTTCCGACCTTAAAAAGCAATCTAAGCTTGGCAACCTGACCGCGAAACTGGTCAAGGAAGTCGAAAAAATGAATAACAATGGTGGTTCCAGCAGCGATGAGCGTCTCTGGAAACTGGAATGTGATAAGAGCGGCAACGGTTATGCCGTTATCCGTTTCCTTCCCGCTCCTGATGGTGAGGACCTTCCTTTCGTGAAACTCTACAGTCACGCCTTCCAAGGTCCTGGTGGTTGGTATATTGAGAACTCTCTGACTACTCTTGGTCAGAAGGATCCTGTGTCCGAGTACAACACGATGCTGTGGAACAACGGCACCGATGCTGGTAAGGAAGCAGCACGCAAGCAGAAGCGCAAACTGACTTACATGGCAAACATCTATGTGGTCAAGGATCCTGCTAATCCTTCCAATGAAGGTCGTGTGTTCCTGTTCAAGTTCGGTAAGAAGATCTTCGACAAACTCACTGCTGCTATGCAACCTGAGTTTGAAGATGAGGAAGCAATCGATCCGTTCGATTTCTGGCAGGGTGCTAACTTCAAACTGAAGGCAAAGAACGTTGCTGGTTACCGCAACTATGACTCTTCTGAGTTTGCCCGTCCTGATGCACTTCTGGACGATGATGACGCTATGGAAGCAATCTGGAAGAAAGAGTATTCTCTTGCCGAACTCGTTGCTGCCGATCAGTTCAAGTCCTATGATGATCTGAAGAAGCGTCTGGACTATGTGCTGGGTAACAAGGGCACTCCTCGTTATCAGGATCCTGAAGAGTTTGATGAGGAAGAGAACACCCGTGGTTCTTCTCGTGATCTTACCGAAGATCTCCGCGATGAACTGAATACTCTTCAACCCACTCGCACTGTCTCCTCATCCTCTGATGAAGATGATGATGACGCAATGTCCTACTTCGCACGACTGGCAGAAGAGTGATGGGCGAGGCACTAGATGCCTGGATGAATCTAAGTTACGGAGAAGGGTTTCTCTTCTCCCTCTGGATCATCGGCATGTATTATATTAAACTTCGTATGGATCGTAAATTCGGTCGATGAAATACAACCAAATCTGTCTTACACTTTTAGTTGTGGCAGCATATTTTAACTTACTGTTCAAGTGAAATCTAATTACCATATCGATCGAGTAAGTAAATCCGAAGCCGCAGAGTTACTTCTGCGGTTTCATTATCTTAAAGACTTTTCTAAGTCTTTTAAATCTGGATACAACTACGGTTTATATGAGAGCAATGATTTCAGTCCACTGAATATTGGTGGTATTAAGGGAGTCTGTATTTTTACTGGACTCCCTGTCCCAGAAATAGCACAAGGAGCATTTGGTTTAAGGAGAGATGAGCAAGAGGGACTATTTGAACTTTCACGACTTTGCATACACCCTGAAACCCAACAATCAGAATATAATATCACTTCTTGGTTTGTTTCAAGAGCGATTAAACAGTTACGAAAGGATACTAAAGTTAAAGCAATCATCTCTTACGCTGATAACGATTTTCATATTGGCACAATCTATCGCGCTTGTAACTTTAAGTATTGTGGTCTTACAGAACCAAAAAAAGATTTCTACTATTCAGACGGAACTAAGCACTCTCGTGGCAAAGTAAAAGGTGCTGAGGGAGAATGGAAAGAACGCTCCCGCAAGCACCGATATGTTATGATGTTTGATAAGAAACTAGAACTCTTATGGAAGAGTGATGTTTAAATTCTCAGTTTGAATGTATTTTTCGTTAATATACTGAGAAGATTTTTGATATGTAAAGATGTCTCTCATATCATTCAAGAACTGTTGTAAGTATCTTGGTTTTAATAGATAGATACTTCTCTTTTTATTGTTCTTGCGAACTTCATATTCGTAGTTGCTAATGCCAGTAACAGGATTTAGAGTTGCCGTTGGATCAGCAGGATTTGGAATTGTAAAAGTGCCGTCAACTACTTTTCCTTTGGGAAGAATTAAACGACCATTAGAGTCTTTAACTTCTGTAGTTTCATAAAAGCGGGTTGCGTTCAAATCGGTTCCATATTTCTCGTAGGCATAATTATAGAGATCTCGATCTGAAAGAGGCCAATCATCTCGAACGTTAATAATTCCTGCTGTAATTAAAACCACCCAATCAAGTTCTGGATCTCCATAAACTTCTTCAGCAATAAGTTCTGGTCTTGATCCTTCTGGAACTTCATACTTATTGAAAAGAGTTAAAACATTTTGAAGATCGTCTCTTAGTTTGACTCTACGGAAGAGGTTCTTGACCTCAATGTAATTGAGAGATGAATTCTTATCAGAAAGATAAGAAGGATATAATAGATTTGGAAGTTCTCTAAAGTATCCCATTTTAGTAACCTACTCCTCCTACTCCATTGTAGTCTTCTTGATAAACTGGTGATAGTTCTTGGAATGCCAAATCCATAATCGTAGAAACTGGAGCACCATCACTATAAGTGGCATAATTTCCTTCACCAGTGTAGTTGACACTCATATTTGTGAGAGCACAGAGTTTAAATCTGTTTAAATACTCAGATGATTTTCCCCGATAAGACAATTCAAAAACATCCGGAGTCTTTAAAAAGTTGGTATCTCTTCCACTTGGTGCCATATGCTTTTTGAAACTTTTTATAATATTTTTTACTTCCTTTGCTTCAGGTTGACTTCTTGGAGTGAATTTAAATTGAAACTTAAATTGCCTTAGTGTTGGACCATTAAATAGCAGTTCCATATTTGGATTTATAATGGAACCAGTTGCTCGTCCAAATAACTGCTCAAAAGAAATATTAGCACCAAGAGCACTAACTGCTTGTTGTGCTGTAAAAAGTTTTATTATACTTTGTACTGATGGATCCTTTGCTATATCTGCAGCAGATACCACTGACTTACCAAGATTCTCTACAAATTGACCAGGTGTATTTAACCAGTTATGTTTAGTGTTTCTGATATTGCTGCTGCATAAAAAGAATTTAGTGAACTTTCACCAAAATTAGCAGCATTTGTGTCTGATAATTGTGATGGAATTGGTAAAATTATGCTTCCTTGAGAATCTCCTTTTACTGCTCCACCAATCAAAGTATTTTTTGATATTTCTTTATCTATAAATTTTGTATATTTTGTTTGGGGATCTTCTGGTCTAGAACCATCTGGATTTGGTACATTTACTCTTGAATCAGGATCCCCAACTCTAATATTAATCCCCCTTTGCCCTCTAACATACTTAAATATGTTAAACTGAATAAAGTCTTGAGAATTATCAATAGTACTTTTAGGGTATCTATAGTTAAATGCTGGTGCTGCTGCCATCTTGGCTACTTTTCTAACTATTTAGACGCTGTTTCATAAAAGGCAGTTCTCTGGCATCGGCAAGTTCTTCGGGATAGATTTCATACAACTGTCCTGGGATTTCATTCCAAGTGTATTGGCGCACTTGACCCCAGTGATAGTTAAGACCACGAAATCCCCATTCGAATACATCAGTGACGGCAACTAGGGGATTTTGATCATACAGTATATTAGGAGTCTTGGGATTATAAACAAAGGCATAATACTTTCCAGCACTTGGTGCTCTGCCACTTTCGGGTATGGTGCTCATAAGTTCCATCATCACGTCATCAGGATCTTCCATACCAATAATATTATCCATTACGGAACGAATTCGATTAACTTCGTTCTCTGTTGGATATTTTTCTTTTCTCTGTTTAAGAGTTTTTCTCGGCATTACTTAATACCTAGTTCGTCTTCTGTGATGATTTTGAACTCCCATAATCTATCCTTACAGAATTCTCGTGCTGCCTTCCACTTTGCCTGGTTTTTGGCATACTCGTA